ATTAGTTGCCTGGAAAATGCGGATGGCAGCAATTGGTTTAACAACTAGACCAGACATATTGTTATCTATTAGTGCAGCACAAGAAGATAAGATGGCAGTTAACTCTTTGATTGAAGATGCTATGCAAGTAGCAGGCGCAAACAAAGCAGCCAACATTGGCACAGCCATACATTCATTTGCCGAACGACTAGACTTAGGTCAAGAGTTAGGTGTAATACCACCAGAATATTTACCAGATATAAAAGCCTATGAACAAGCAACTAAGATTCTCAACAACAAGTTCATTGAACAGTTTAGTGTGTTAGATAAGTATAAAATTGCTGGCACACCAGACAGAATTGTTGAGTATAACGGTGAGTTATTTATTGCAGATATTAAGACTGGTCGAATAGACCATCCAAATAATATCTCAATTCAGTTGGCAATATACGCCAACGGCTTGCCGTATGATGCGGCTACGGCAACCCGTGGCAGTTGGGGAGAAGTAAACAAAGACAAAGCAATCATTATCCATCTACCCGCAGGAACAGGAAGTTGTAAGTTAGTGTGGATAGATATTAAAGAAGGCTATAAAGGTTTACAATTCGCAATGAAAGCAAGAAAATGGAGAGACCAGAAAGGTCTTTCTTATCCGTTCGAACAGGAGAACAAATAGTGTCTCACTCAGAAGCACCAATCAGCATCACAATCAAGACAGCAGCAGGTAGTCTAGTAACAGTCCGTGCAGAAAACGGAACAGAACTAGACACAATAGTTGCAGAAGGATTGGATGCAATTACATCAGCAACAATGGAACTAGAGAAAGCAATTCGTGGTTCCATACCAACACCTATGACAGTAGGACAAGTTGCATCAGCACTAGGCGCAAGTATCAGTCCGTTAGATAACTCAACTACTACGCTTGGTGGACGCAATTGTCCACACGGAAAGATGACAGCGATTCAAGGAACAGGTAAAGATGGTTCTATGTATCGTGGTTATTTCTGCCCAGCACCAAAGGGTGCATTTGATAAATGTAAAAATGTTTATCTAAAGACAACAGATGCAGCCTGGAACACATTCGTTCCAGAACAGGTTAAGTGAAAACACTTAGACGCTCTATTAAAAAAGCGGAGGTGGGGGGCGAACCATTGCCCCCTGCTTTCCAGGCTTTTGAACGAGCGGGAATTATATTACGCAGAGCAGAGGTAACAGTTATTGCAGGCACTCCAGGTGCAGGCAAGTCATCAGTTGCATTAGCAATTGCTGCTAGAACTAAACTACCAACGCTTTACTTTAGTGCAGATACTAATGCTCATACTATGGCTATGCGTTTGATTGCAATGGCAGGTAATATGAGTCAACAAATGGCAGAGAACTTACTAAAGAAAGACCCAGAAAAAGCAAACGAGATACTACTATTAAACAATCATTTGTTCTGGTCATTTGAATCTACACCTACATTAAAAGATTTAGATGAAGAGGTGTCTGCATTTGAAACAGTATGGGGCAGAAGCCCTACACTTATTGTTGTAGATAATCTAATGGACATAGCAATGGACGGACACGAAGAGTTCCAGGGTATGAGAGCAGCAATGAAAGAACTAAAGTATTTGGCTAGAGATACCAATGCTGCAGTGCTTGTATTGCACCATACTAAAGAAGGCTTTGAAGGTTATCCTTGCCAGTCACGGTCATCTATTCAAGGTCTAGTTAATCAGATACCAGCAATGGTATTAACTATCGGGCAGATGAAACAAGGAGATGACAACTTCTTGTGTGTAGCCCCAGTTAAGAATCGTTATGGTAAGGCTGACCAGACAGGCAACAACTATGTAACCCTTTCATTTAACCCAGAATCTATGCATCTAGATGATGTTATGATTCGTTATATGCCACAACAACAGGAGTTGGGATGAGTAATCCACGCAAAGCAAAAGGTTCCAGTGCAGAACGAGATGTAGTTAATTGGCTAAAGAAATGGTTTCCTTACGCAGAGCGTAGAATTGCAGGTGCTCACTTAGATAAGGGAGATATAGCAGGAGTTAATGGTGTAGTTATAGAAGTAAAAAACCATAGACGATTAGATTTATCTGCTTGGGTAAAAGAACTAGAAGTAGAAATCAAAAACGATAAGGCTTGGACAGGTGTAGTAATACACAAACGACTAGGTAAAGGAGATGTAGGAGAATGGTATGCAACTATGCCAGCAAAACTTTGGATAGAACTAATAAGGAAGATTAATGGACAAACATAATGTTGCTGACTATCTAGAGTATGTTGGCGCCACCCTGCCAGCCGTTGGCAGTGGTTGGCGCAAGATGAAGTGTCCATTTCACGGCGACAAGCACGCATCAGCAGCCATTAATTATGATGAGAATAGATTTAAATGTTTTGGTTGTGAAGCAAAAGGTGACGTATACGATTTAATAATGTACAGAGAAGGAGGTAAATACATTGAGGCTATCAAATTCGCAGAGAACATATCTCTTCCAAGCAGCGGAGGAGTACGCAAAGCACATTCATCTAGCAGAGGAGTATCTTTTAACTCGTCATCTCTCGGTAGACGAGGCGAAAAAGTTTCATCTTGGGATAGTGAAAGACGCTCTTCCAGGTCACGAGAGTTATAGTGGCAGGTTAGCAATCCCATACATTACACCGTCAGGTGTAGTTGATATGAGATTCAGAAGTGTTAACAACCATCCAGATGAACCTAAATATATGGGTGTACCTGGGGCTAAGACTACAATGTTTAATGCACAGGCAGTACTAACAGCAGGTAATTATATATGCGTAACAGAAGGTGAATTAGATACAGTAGTACTATCAGTCAAGACAGGTCATCCATCTATTGGTATTCCAGGAGTAAATAATTGGAAGCCATACTATGGAAAGATACTAGATGATTTTGAAACAGTAATTGTATTAGCAGATGGTGATAATGCAGGGCTAGAATTTGGCAAGAAGTTAAGCAGAGAATTACCTAATGTTAATTTATTACAAATGCCAGAAGGGCACGATGTTAATAGCATCATAGTTCAAGAAGGAAAGGAGTGGTTAGATGAGCGAATTAGAAAGTGCTTGGGGGAGTGATGAAGAGTTCTGGGATTTTGTAGGACAAAACAGACGGCTAGTTGGCATATCAGTATCAGATGGCCAAGGGTTAGATATACTTAATGCACTACGAGATATCTATTTAGAAGTAGATAGAGAAGTAGAAACTGCTAAACGGATGCTTACACTACTAGCAACAGTTATTTATGCTAGCAGCATAGGCGAAGGTAGACAGTTTACAGATGAGATACAAGTACTATCAGCAATGGAACAATTTGATACCAGTATTAAGGAGATACTAGATGAAGAATCCAAGTGATGTAGATACAATCATAGAAGAACTAAGAAAAATCTTACTTAAAAAGCAGGAAGATTACGGCCCATTAAATATAGCCCACGCTCCAGGCGGGGCTATGAATGGGCTACGAGTCAGAATGCACGACAAGTTAGCAAGGCTAAATAACCTAGTAAATAAAGGAAACACGCCGAACTATGAGTCAGTAGAAGATACCCTCATAGACCTGGCTAACTATGCTATAATCGGACTATTGGTACAAAGAGGACAATGGGAAGGCGCTGATTAAAAAGTGAACGAGGAGTGGGTACAAGAATATGATTTGCTTGTATCCTCCCTTGCCTCCGAATATTTCAGGAAGTACCCTATGCTTGAGCCTGCTGATATCAAGCAAACATTATGGATGTGGTTTGTTACCCATCCAACTAAATACACAGAATGGTCTAAGTTACCAGCCAAAGATAAAGAAAAACTAATTGCTAAATCATTACGCAATGCAGCACTTAAACATTGTGAAAAAGAAAAGTCTGCCAAGGTTGGCTATGAACTAGCCGACCTTTATTACTATGACGCCTCAGTTGTTGAGGCGTTCTTGCCATCTATTATTTCAGGTAGTTATGAACTGCCTAATAAAATCAAAGACCTTAACTTTAAGTTTGGTAAAGGTGAAGTTACAGATGGAAATAACTGGCTAGTCTTACGGTCAGATATAGAAAAAGCATTCAATCAATTAGCAGAGGCAAAACAAAATATTTTAAGACTGCGTTTTACAATGGAAAACAGCGAGTGGACTGAGTTAGCAAAGGAATTAAATACATCTGCTGATGGTGCACGTATGCGAGTTAGTCGTGCAGTTAATTCTTTAATCAGAATATTAGGCGGTTGGCGTACCTATACAGATTCAGATGTACCTGAAAATAATATAGAGGATGATGATGACCGAAGAGAATCCTAAAGAAATAAAAGACTTGTTTAAAAAAGATTATAGTAGGGCTATGGATTTAAGAGGTCATCCTATTGGAGACTTTTGTATATGTGGTTCAGAATTATTTACTGCTATAGTAGCCTTTGAGCAGGGCGAGATATGCTTCTACTTTTTAGACGGAGAGTGTTTAGATTGTGGTTCTCTAGTTACTCTACCTACCCCTATAGATGACCACGGAATGGATTGCGACTAATGTGTTATCGTAATTTTGTATGCTCTAATTGTTCTAAGACTAAAGAAGTGTGGATATACCATCAAAAGTGGCAAAAATATATAGTTAGATGTATATGTTATACGCCAATGAAAGAGGTTGCTTAATGCCATACTATGACTTTGAATGCAAGGTATGCACAGTAGTAGTAGAAACAAATGATTCTGCTCCACCATCTTGTGCCTCTTGCGGAAATCTTATGACTCGTATATGGTCCTCCACACCAGTACACTTCAAAGGAAGTGGCTTCTACTCAACAGGAGGATAATGAAATTTAGTCAAACGCCAGCGTGTGCTGGTATTGATGTAGAAATATTCTTTACTGAAGAGCGAGGTAACTTTGCCAACCTTGATTATGTTAGGAAAATGTGCAATACTTGCCCAGTACGAGTCGAATGTTTTGACTATGCAATTGACAACCTAGTCCACGGATTGTGGGCAGGAACTACTAAAGATGAAAGGGATAAGTACAGAAGTAAACACGGAATAGTTGGTAAAACAGTTGTTCCAATGTCTGTATTTGACGATGTCTATTATAGTAAACCTGAGTAAAGATGAAGTAAGAGTTTGCACTCTACTAGCAGTAGAGCGCTGGCTTACTAAATTTGGTTCTAAAGATAAACCTAACTATGCACAAGGTAAATTAGACGGTAAGTTAGAACCAGAAATAAATGCAAACATACGAGCCAATGTATGTGAATGGGCAGTAGCAAAACAATACAATTTAGGATGGAATACACCTTGGTATCCAAATGCTTTGCACACTAAACGATATCCAATATCTGATGTAGGAAATAACATAGAGGTTAGGTCTATTAGAACTCAGACTAGTATTCCTTTTTGGGGTAAAGATAAAGGTAGAATTATTATTGGAACTAAATGTTTAGACACAGAATATTATTCTGAGGTAGAAATTTTTGGCTATATAAAGCCAGAACAATTTACTAAAGAAGAATACTATGACAGTTATATAAATGGATGGCGTGTACCTATAACAGAATTTAGGGAGTATGATGTCAAAACTATCTGACTTTGATTTAGACTTATCAGTTGGGCACGAAGGCGAGTCCCTTGTTAATCAACTACTAACTAATGGCAAGACCATTGAGGTTAAGACAGACCTTAAGTGGAAGAACACTGGTAACTTATATATAGAAACTGTATGTTGGTCTCACAATAATAGTGAGTGGTATCCATCTGGTATCTCAGCCACTAAGGCTGAGTACTGGGCATTTGTATTAGAAGGAACTGTATTGATAGTTCCAATAGAACATTTACGACACGCTATTACTTTGTATGGACACCCTATTACCTGTAATATAGAGCCTAACCCCAGCAAGGGTTATTTAATACAGCCAGAAAGAATCCTCCAAGTGGTTAAAGAGTTATCTAAGTAGAGGGGAACTGCTTAGAAAACAAAAAAGACCCCCTGGTCCTAGTATAACTACTAGTCAGGGGGTTCTTCTTGTCTATAAAGGGCGTTTAAAGCCCAATTAAAGGTATGCTAAAGCCTATCTACCGAAATCTTTTTCAGCACTGTCAGCCCATTTAGCCAATGGACCGAATACAGCACCAATTGCAATAGCATATTGAGGGGCTAGGTCAGCAGCCAAGGCTAACCCTAAGGTTACGGCTGATGCTAGTACTGCACGGCAGTAAGACTTAAATGCTTTCTTCTGACGTTCTGTAATTGTGAACTTCATTTGTTCTCCTTCTTTGGTAGTGGCTCTACTGATGCCTTTACCTTGTTGAGTGTTGTTGCTTTTCCCATCCAAGGAAACCAAGGTGATGTGTCATTACCGCAGTTATCTTTGATGGAAATATGTATGTGTTTATTATGTTTGTTTGAACCAGTATATTCTCTGTCACCTTTTTCGGCTGACCAGATTTTACCTTTAAATATTAAATACTTAACTCGCTTATCTAATTTAAGATGTGCATAAACCTCGTGGCAATTAATATCATTGTCAGGGTCGTGAGTTAAATCTACTGCATAACCAGTGTTGTGGTCTGAGTTAGGACTCTGTGCTAGGTGAGCAGCAGATGGTAGTAGACCATCGCTTGCTTTCTTTCTCTTCGGTCTTAACGCCGTCGCCTGGCGCAACACAGCAATTGCAGCAGGTGTGGCTTTCTTGGCAACAGTTGTCATATTGACATCCATCCTTCATATTCTGCATTTGGGTTATCCTTTAACCATTGTTCTCTTAATTTGTTTTGGTATTCCCAATCCATATCATTACTAACTATTTCTTTTTTATCCATACTTGCCATCCCATACGAAGTATTTTAATATCATCTTTATATTTTGCTAGCCACGCATCTATCGCTGGCTTAGGGTTCTTATCTGTACCATCTGGATGGTCCCACTCATAGTCATCAAATGCCATAATGCCACCAGACTTAAGTAAGTCCCAAGATAAATCTGCATCTAAAGTAACTGATTCTGGTAGATGGTCGCCATCTATATAAATAAAGTCAAAGCCACCTTCACGGTATTCCTTTAGCCAATCACCACTAAATGCTTTAAATGCCTGAACTTTTTTGCCATATGGTTTTATCTGTTCTTGATAGGCTTCTTGTATATCATCCCAATTATAGACTGACTCGTGAGGTAAGTTGCCACACCAAGGGTCTATATCTACAAGTAATGATGATGGGTCAGTAAGTATATTCTCTAGTAGCCAAACAGATGCGTTGCCAGTAAAGACACCTATCTGTAAGAACTTAAGATTCTTTTTACCCTTGAACTCTGCTAACCCTACCTCAAAGTCATTGACGGTATTGTTATCGTAAAACCATTTTGGAAAGTTATCTGCTTTCATCCCCATTGCTTTCTACTTTTGAATTAATATTTGATATAACGTATCCACTTTTTGTTCTAACCTATTGACCTGGTCTTTTACACTTGAGCCACCATTGGGACGGAGTTCAGATAAATAGTGTTTAACTAAGTGTCTTACTGCTACCGCTAGTGTTCCGATTAAAGTGGTTATGGCAACTGCTAATGCAGCCCAGTCATTAGGTGTCATAGTATTATACCGTTCTAATAGTTATCTCAATTACTCCGCCGAATCCATCAAACCTTTTATCTGGTGGAGTCATACGTGTAAATGAGATTTGCTCGATAACTACCTGACGACTTTCGCCAGTAGTAAGGTCTTGCCAGGTAATAACGTCGCCATTTTCTTCAACACCTTCCAGTAGTTGTAGTCTTGCTAGTGCCTTACCTTCATAACCAGATACCACGTTGTATCTATCTGTCTCAATATCAAAGCAATAAACAGGAAATCTCATAACCCTCTGACGAGGTGTAGCAATAGTAGCCTTTGCTTGGTAACCCTTAAATGTAGGACCTAAACTAGTAGTTGTAGCATCACGGTTAAGAACAAACTTATAGGCTACATATTCTTGCGCTGTATCGGGATTGTTAGTACCAACCTCAACAGCAGTTACTCCTGCTTCGTAGGTGATGTGGTCGTACTCTGTGCCATCTTTATCTACAGTCTCAAGTGTTAATGAACCATAAGTAAAGT